CCCAGATGCTGGTATATTGACCATCGTTCTACCAACGTTTAACGATGAGCATGCACCTCCTGAAAAGTTTGATTGGCCGGTTTCAAGACATTTGTCAGCAGATTACTACAATACATTGAATCCATCAGATCCAGTAACACCAGACCCTGACGCAGACGTAGAATATCAAGATTGGAAAGACAACGGTTCGCCAGGCGGCGGATAAACATTAGAAAGAAAGGCTTGAATGAATAATAGATTTGACAAATGCTCCTTTTACCAGGAACCAGAACCAGACAGAAACGGATTTAGAGGTGCAATAAAAGACGTAAGGAATTTTTCGAAACATCTCAAATTCGCACATCCTGTAAAAAATCTCATTAATTTAGAATTACATGATTTTCAAAAAGGATTACTAAAGAGATTACAAAACAGAAGGTTCAACATAGTTAAATATGGCCGGCAGTCGGGAGTTAGTACACTTCTAGCAGTTTATGCTTTATGGTCCGCTTTATATCACCCAGAAAAAACTGTTTATTTATTTTCTGGGTCTATGGAATCTGCCGCTCGTTTGTTGGCTGTTGTAAAACAATTTTATGATAGTCTTGAGTTGATAAAACCAAAAATAACGCACAATATGAAAAATGAAATTCAGTTTGAAACTCGTTCAAGAATAATTATATCAACATACGATAGATCGCACTATGATTTATGTGGGGTGTCAATGGATTTAATGTTGTGTGATTTATTCGGGGGTGTATCAGATAAAGTCGCAAATGAATTTAGGGACAATAGTTTTTATAGACTTAATAAAGACGGGGGAATAGTAATTACTACCCTACAAGTTCCTAATAACGCACTAACCAAACAAATTTACGAAGGTAAATACAGAGAAAAATTCAATAGATTCAATATCTACGGTAGTCAAATAAATCGATCAACACAATCCGAAAAAGAAGCAATTGAACAAATGGGTTGGGAAAAATTCAAAGAAGAGTTCAACTACTAAGGATACCTATGACAGAAGATAGAAACAAGTCACTAAAAGAGAAGAAACTTGAGGGAATCTTGGACATGGGAGAGTCCCTGAAGAATTTAGATGTTGATGAAGTTGCACAGACTAATAAAAACGATGAAGAAAAGAAGTTGAAGATGGAGGAACGTAAGAAGTTCCTTGCTGAACACAAAGAACAATTCGATATCGTTAGAAAGAAGCCTGATCTTGAGTTCTCTAGAGAAATTTATAAAGAATTAATAATGACCGATATGGAAATATTGAGAATTGTTAGAAAAGAAATAGAAATGGACCCATCACCTCGTGCTGTTGAAACCGCCGCTTCTTTAACCAGTTCAATTAACTCAACCGTCGATAGTCTCAGAGATATCGATGAAGTTAAGGTTGACCAAGGGTTTGAACGTGAAAAGATTGATATGAAGAGGAATGCTTCATCGGCAGGTAATATAACTACTGGGGTTATGATGGCAGGAGCATTCACTGATATTATGGATAAAATCGGTGAAATGAAAAAATTAAAAGAAAAAACAGTTGAAGCAGTAGTAGTAGAAACTACCACTGAGAAAGACGGGGTAAAAAAGGATAAAATTTAATGCCAATTGTATACGACGATAGATACATAATTAGACCAGGCGTTCCAAAACAACTAACTAACGAGCAAGTTTCTGAGCTATTGGAATGTGCTAATGACGTAAAATATTTCGCTAAGAAATACTACACGATTGTTCACGCTGTAAAAGGTGAAATGTTAATTAAATTGTATGAGTATCAAGAAAGGTTATTAGATTGTTTTCAGAATAATAAAGCGGTTATTTTATGTTCCCCTCGTCAGGCAGGAAAGGCACTTGATTTAAATACCCCCATAATGACCCCTAATGGGTTTAAGAAAATGGGAGATTTAAACGTTGGTGATTTTATATATGGCAAAGATGGTAAAAAGACTAAAATAACATTTATTACAGAGACGATGGTCAATAGAGAAGTTTATGATGTTGCTTTTGATAACGACGATGTTATTAGAGCAGATGCTGACCATCTATGGACAATTAATATAGGTGGAATAAAAGGCACTAAAACTTTAACCACAGTAGAATTATTAAAATTAAAAGAGAAGTGTAACGACCAACCAAGACCCCCTTCTATATACATAAATTACACAAAGCCATTAGATTTTGAACATAAAGAATTACCAATTTCACCATATGTGTTAGGCTTATGGATAGGAGATGGATCAACTAGGGATGGTAGAATAACATGTTCAAGTGATGACTATATTTTTTACAAAGAAAAATTTAAAGAATATGGATATGAGGTTTCGGAATTTAGATTAGATAAGAGAACTCAAATAACAGGTAATTTTAATGTTGTGGGTTTATCTCATAAATTAACTCTTCTCGGAATGAAAAAAGGAAAATTCATTCCAGATGAGTATGTTTTTAATAGTATTGAGAATAGGTTAGATTTTATTCGCGGGTTAATGGATAGCGATGGGTACTGTAACACTCGTGGGTCATGCCAATTCTACCAATCAGATGAATTAATTATAGATAAAGTTAGAACTATACTATCGTCTTTAGGCATTAAAAACACTAAAAATATAAAACAAACCACCCATAAAGATGCCCATAGTTTATCATTTTGCACACAACAGAAAGTTTTTCATCTACCTAGAAAGTTAGATAGGCAGAAATTGATGAAAAACAACCCAAAAAATACTAGAATTTACCTTAGTTCAATAGAAAAAACAAAATCAGTTCCAGTAAGATGTCTCCAAGTAGATAACTCAGATCATTTATTTTTATGTGGGGAAACTCTAATTCCCACCCATAATACTACATGTACTTGTATCTACTTGTTATGGTACGCCTTGTTTAATAGCAAAAAAGAAATTGCTATTTTAGCTAACAAGCAGAATACCGCTGTAGATATTTTAGATGATATCAAGAAAGGTTATGAAATGTTACCTGCTTGGATGAAACCAGGCATCCAGGTCTACAACAAGTTAGATATAATTTTCGAAAATGGCACCAAGATCTTCGCTGCTGCTACTTCCGAAGACTCCCTTAGAGGTCACTCTTGCTCCAAGATTTTCTTGGATGAATTTGCGCACATTACCTCAAACATCACTGACAAGTTTTGGCCATCTACTCTTCCAGTTATTTCGACTGGTGGATCTATTATCGTAGTTTCAACCCCAAACGGTGCAACTGGTAAGTTTTACGAGTTATATAAAGAAGCAGAATCAGGTAAGAACGGCTTTAAGTCATTCACTATAAACTGGGATGAAGTTCCAGGACGTGATGAAGCATGGAAAGAAACCATGATTAAACAAATGGGTAAATTAGCTTTCTATCAGGAATTCGCTAACAGTTTCACAGGTTCATCTATGACATTGATTGAAGGTGACGTTCTTGCGCGAATGAAAACGCGGGAAGTGGAAGCACCATATCAACCAGATAGATTCTATTCTATATGGAAGAAATACGTCCCAGGAAGAGTATATGCCTTCGGTATCGATACAGCCCAAGGGGCTGGAAGTGACTATTCAGTTGTTATGATTTTCGACATTACCACCTATCCTATTGACCAGAAGTATGAATTAGTAGCGATGTACAGACGAAATGATGCTAATATATTCAACTTTACCAAAGAAGTGCTTCATTTGACCTCAGTATGGGGCGAACCAGTGATTATCTGTGAAAATAACGAAACTGGGTTGGGTAATATTCTTTGTACACAGCTTTATATGGAAGATGGATATGAAAGAGTTTATTATGACATGGAATCTGGTAAATATGGCATAACGGCTAATAGCAAGACTAAGAAGCTGGCAACCACTTATTTTAAGGAAGATGTCGAATCTAATAGATGTAATATTCATTCAAAAGTAGTAATCAATGAATTAGGTATGTTTGAAGAAAGAGAGGGGGCTCACGGCATGTTTGCGGCTAGAAAAGGTCGTGGATTTAACGATGACACGGTAGCAGGGTGTTATTGGCTATCCTACTTACTAAAATCTAGGTGGTTTGAGGATATGGTTGATGAAATATATAAAGATCCTGGACAACGTATGACATCGTTAATCAAAGACGAAGAGAAGATGGATGAGGAACAATTAGATACTTTCAATCATGTTTTTGGTCAAAATCACGATGATACTGATGATGAATTTAGAAAAGAACTCTGGAGATAAATTGTGGATTTCACAGAGGCAATGCGAAGAAATATAAATACATGAAAAGCCAATTTAAAGTAACTCCGGTATAAATAAAGGTGAATTAAGTTTTCCCGTAAGGAGAAAGGAAATGGGCACTCAGCAATCACCAGGCGTTAGAGTTATCGAAAAGAATGCAACACTTCGCATCCCATCCGTTACTTCTTCGGTAGGCGCAATCGTTGTTGCTGCTACCAAGGGACCTATTAACGTCAAGATGCAAATCTCAGACGAAGCTCAATATGTTCAAGTATTCGGTAAGCCAGACGATGTAAATTATAAGCACTTCTTTACTGCTGCTGCGTTCTTGGG